GGCAGAGTACTTGGAGCTATAATCGTCACCTTCAACAGGTCCATCCATCTTTATAGCCCAGTCTCTAGCTAATCTAGCATCGTCTTCAGCAGAAGCAACAGCAATAGATGCCTGAGCAGCAGCAGTCTGTGCAGTTTGTGCAGAACCTTCAGCTCTATCAGCAGCAGCAACAGCAGTAGCACTGGCACCTGCAGCATCCTCTACATACTGGTCAAACCAACCTTTAGTAATTACATCTGTATCATTCTCTGGGTCACCAGCGTTAATAATTCTGTAGCTGTTCATATCAAGATCAGAATCCATAAAGTTAGGAGTTGTACCATCCCTTGATAAAGTGTTCTCCATAGCCTCTTGAATAGCCATGAAGTTGGTGTTTATGGAAGATGTTGCAGTAGTGTCGTTGTTGGTAACACTATCCAATCTTAATATGTTTACTTTTGCCATTAGTCAATAACTCCTGCAGTATTCAGTGCTGTAATCAAATCATTCAACTTAGTCTCTAAAGCACCGATAGCATCTGATACGTTTGAATTGATTGTTGCTTGGTTATTGTAAAGTCTTAATAGTTCTGCAGCATTCTCGTTAATCTTATTGGTAATTGCTACAGGTACATCAACTTGTGCAGGAACGTCTAAGAGTACACCATCAGGTGTTTGTGAAAGGGTAGAACCATCTAAAGAAACCGTGCTAGTAATTGTAGCAGGTGTTAAAGATGTAACCTCGGTTCTAGTGTAGGCTACATCAGACATTGGTAAGAAATCAAAAGAGCCTGAGCCCTCACCATCAGCAATATACACAGTACCTTCTAAAGCTGTCGATGCTCCTTTAGGTTCATGTAAGAGTTCATCTGGTAATTGACTGTGTTGTATATCTGACATTTCTTTCTCCTAACTGTGGTAGGGGAGGCAGAGCCTCCCCAAACCTATTACATGTGGTTCAAGATCAACTTAGCTTTCAAGCCAGTGACAGTGCCACCAACTTTGAGATAACGATCTTCAGGATAGATTTTTCCGATAGCAGTACCGGCACATACATAAGCAGTACCATCTGCAGGATCGGTTGCAGCCAATAAAGTTACAGAATCTGAACCATCCTTTTTAACGAGAGACAAGGTAACATCATCAGCAGAGCCATTCTCTTCAACGATCAAGGTAGCGTCCTTAATCAAAGCTCCAGCCGGTACATAAGCAGCACCATTGCCATATCCAGTACCTTTGTTCGGTAACGGACCATTCTCGTCAACGACAACTTCTAAGTGGTTAATAGTGCCATCGGAAGGTTTGGCGGCAGCATCATACTTCTCGTCACGTCCTTCACCCAAGCCATTGTATTGAACAACACCGAAGTCTGAAATCCAACTTGACATATTCAAATCTCCTTACTACGAAGCGGTTACAGTTGAGTCAGAGTCTTTGCATATGATACATACCAAGTTAGCAGTATCACCCATGCCTACACCGTAGCGAGCTACAGTTACATACTCTTCACGTTGCATATCCATGTTCCACTTACCTTCGAACTTCGGCATCTGTCTCCAGGCCATACGGAAAGGTCTGCGTTCAGGAATGTTAGCAAACAATACAGCAACTTTGCAGTTGGTCAAAGCAGTGAAAGTACCATCACCGTCACGGTTCTTCAATGAGGTCTCACCATTTGACAACGGCAAGAATTCAGAAGTATATACATCCCAACCAAAGATGCTGAAAGCAAAACGAGTACCAGACAAAGCACCATCACGTACGATACCTTCAAATTTCGGGTTGTACTGTAAAGAAGCTTTGATACGCGGATTGCTTACTAACAAGTATTCTTGATATGCAGGAACAACTGCAACACGAGGACCAACATAACGAACTTTGTTCAAAGCTGCACCAGCGAATGCAAAGTCTTCAGGAGTGATAGCACCATAGCCTTCAGTCGAAGTACCAGCAACGAAACGGTGAGCCATACCATTGATGTCATTGTCATCGTTCAAAGTTTGTTTGTTAGCTAATGCCCAAATCTTAGTCTCCAAATCGCAAGCGATAGCACGAGCTTCTAAGCCAGGAACTTTAGCCATGATTTGGTTAGCCAAGTAAGAGTCTTGAGCAAATTTAGCGGTTACGAAGTGACCACTTTGTACATAGTTATTGATCTCGAAATCACGAGTACCAAATTCAATACCTTTGTAGTCGATAGCTTCACCTTCTGCATAATCAGATACAGTGGCTTCGCCCATCTCTACATCTTGCCATTTGTCACCATCAGGAAAAGAATTGATGACATCGACATAGTTCATAGCAATCAAGTCCGGCTCCAAAGCTTCACGCAACATTCCAGAGTATACGATAGCACGGATTACGGCTTGACTGTTCTGAGTGTTAATACCATTTAATTCAGCCATTTTAAAATCCTTTATAAGTTATTACCATTTTTTAACATTAGCTAATATTTCAGGATGTTCTAATGCCTTCTTCATAAAAGCTGTAACCTGACCGATATCGGCCTTGCCAGCAGTACTCTTGAAAAATTCTTGAGCATCATTATTAGCTTGTTCAGTGTTTACATGTCTAGTACTTTGCAGGTAGTTAACGTCATTGAATGACACAGCTTCCTTAATACCGAACATGCTTTTAAAAGCTTTTGGACTGGTCTTTGCAATGCCCTCGAGATATTCAACAGTGCAACCAAGTTCTTGAGCTTTATTCTTTAATGCAAGATCAACATCACTGTTAATGCTGGCAACTGCCTGTTTACAATTCGCTAAGTTGCTCTCAGCCTGTGATAAACTCTTCTCTTCTTGCATAGCCTTGAGAGCTATCTGTTTAATAGCTTCTTCTGACACTGGAGTGGTAGTATTCTCTGTGTGCTCTCTAATCTGTTTCAACTGGTCTGCAATGGTACTATTCTTAGAAAGCTCTTCAATCTTTGTGTTTGCCTCCTTTAGGTCCGACACCAGTTTCTGAATGTATGCTTCTTTTTGTTTAGCGCCTTCATACAAGTCTTCAACAGAGTTATAGACAGTATGCTCTCCAACGACAAATTGAGTAGTTGCTTTATTGCCGTCATTATCATTAACTAAAGTAGTAGCTTCAGTCATTTATTCATTTCTCCCTTTTGATGTTTATTATAACATAATCCAATAATTTTGTCAACCCTTTTTTTAATCCTACCTTATATGCTTGCTTAAGAGCCCATGATGGATTGTCAAAGTCCTCGTCTTCAACCTTCTCCATCTTCTCATAGTCCTCTAAGCAGCATTGGTAGATGAGCCGTAGAAGTGGTTGACAACCTTCTATCTGCTGCTGTATCTTTTCTTTATCTTCTCCAGTTACTTTACATAACACCCTGTTGCGCATTTTGTATCCCTCTTACTTGTGCTTCCTCTAATTGCTGTTGTGCTTGTTCTCCTGTCATCCTTGCCTCAAGCTCTGCATGTGTTCTTGCATTGTCTTTGAGGATACCTTTCCAGCTATCTAAGCCAGTAGTGTAAGCAAGTATCTTAGCAATTATCTTCGGGTCGAAGTAGTTAAACACAAGGGGATCTGATACGACACCACTGTTATATAACTGCATCACTGTCTGTGCCATTCTAGCTTTCTCAGTGTATGTGTTGGAGCCCATAGCAATCAGTCTACCATTCGCTGACAACTCGTCTAAAGGCACATCTTGGAATAACACAGTACCGTCCTCAAGCTTCTCACGTACCTTAGTGGTTCTTGCAGGGTTACTCATGTAGATACGGAGCATCAATGTCATCAGAGGTTCTAACATCTCCATCTCAAACTTCCGTACCTTCTCATTGAATAATCTTGAACTAGCTGTATTCAGTTGTGATACTTCAAATGCAGTCTTCTCTCCAGGTGTTCTAAATCCCATAGCTTCTCTAGGAGTTCCTGCCATCTCTTCCATCAATGCTAAGTACTTGTCGATGTATAAGTCAGCTTGGAGTGCAGTTGCATCAGGTCTGATGAAAGCTACATCACTATCTACATCAACACCTATTTCACATCCAGGATATATTGTGTTAGGCATTTCAACATCACCCTTCTTAACTAACACAGGATTACTGATATAGTTGAACACATCAGCTCTCTTGTTCTCTAAGAAGTCTACCATGAACTGCAAACCTTTGATGTTATCTAATGGCGACATACTCCACAAGTTATCTTTACGGTCTCTCCAACCAGCTTTGAAAATGTTACTGTTGAAGCCATAGTTCTTAATAGGTTCTTCTAACAACACATAGCATCTATCCATTACAACAATTCTTGTGTTCTTGTGCAGTGTGTTAGTATCAATATCATACAGGTCACCATAGAATGTTAACAGCTCTACTGTGTCTGAATTGTAGTAAACGGACCAAGAACCTAGGCCTGCTATAGAACACATGTCGTCTATAATCATCTCAGGTTTAATAGTTGCAATGGTATTCCGAATCTCACTACGTCTTTCAATAGCTTTATTCAGGGCTTTCTTGTACTCTGCAGCGCTATCAGGTAACAAGTCAGCATCAGCCTGCAACTCACCCAGTGTCATGATTGTTCTAATAATCTTAGGTGATCTCTCGAAAGAGGTTGCTAGAGGATCAAAGAACACATCAAGTGGGTTGAGACGAATTGCTTTTGGTCCGTTGTAAATTATACTGTCTTGTAAAGTCTCGTTTACATTAGTTACAGTAGCGAAAGCGTTACCATAGTCAACGTAGTCCTCTACAAGTTCTCTAATGGTCGGTTTAAATTGACTATCATCTACCATCTGTTTAGCAATAGCTTTGATAGTGTTTCTAGTGTTTACATCAATACTCTCGTAGTCATAAGCTTCCCAGTCAACATAGTCAGGTAACGAGAACATTGCATCAAGGTAATATGTTACCAGCATGTCACGTATCTGTGTAAGCTTTGGAATGTGAGTACTGTTGTCGTATTCATGTACTTGATTGTAAATCTCAGTGGTATCAGTTGCATACAGGTTCTCTAATGTCTCCTTTGCATTCCGGTACCATTTATCCTTAGAGTTCTCCCATGACACAAACTTCTGTGCAATACCTCCAGCAAGTCCTTCAGGTTCTCTAAGTTTATTTATTTCAAATGTATTTGGCATGCCTTTTATATACCCCCAAATCTAGATAAAGGTCTTATGTTAATTCCTCCTGCATCTCCTATCATTCTCTTTCTTGGCGCCACAGAGATTGCAATAGCATCTGCAAGAGCATTCTTAATATCATCGTGTGCAGGCTTAAGCTGCTTTAGTTCTTCCTCTAATAATTCACAGTTACCACCACGATAATGGAAAACTTTATGGTCTTCGTACAGAGGTTTTAATGTAGCTAACACACGCTCTTCTTTCTTTGTCTGAGGTCTGTATTCCTCTATTACCAGTCTGGTGCTGTTCTCTGCAAGCTTGTCTTTAAGAGCTGTAACGATTACTTGCTGAGCCACTGACACCTCTGCACGGAGCTTCTTCAAATTATATTTCTGGTGTAGTGCTATGATGTGATTGTAGTATTCTGTAATCTTATCCGTCTGGAACCTATCTATATCTAACACATACCTTATTCCATCACAGTCAACACCTACTACAACTATTGCAGTACTGTCTGACCACCTTGATGCAGTGAA